AATAACAAGCCTCTCCAACCATGACGGCTGGGAGGCTTGCTCTTTTTTGGCTGAATGTTTCATCTTTACTCAAGCCCTGCCCAGCCCCGCATTCGGACGGATTGTGTAGAACTCGCCACGACATACCTGGCCCGTGCATAGCTGGCCTTGAAGCCTTCGTCACGCCACACCAGAACACTCCTTGTCCCATTGGTCGTAAACGAATTTGCAGTGGTCGAATTGGCAGTTGTTACGGTAGAGCCATTCATGTACAGGAAATGCGATGTCGCCGGTGGAGCCGTAAACCATTCTGCTCCAATTTCAGTTGGGGAATCGGCATAGGTGTACTCAATCGTAAGGGTGCCTCCTGCTGCCCCAGATAGCGAATCCAAGCGAATGTGCATTTCAAGTTCATCGAATCGAGTCAGGTCTTTGGCATCAGCCAAGTCCACATCGAAAACGTACAGGTAGATGGTATCCACGGCAGAAGATACGGTCAGCGTATCAGCCCCCATAGACCCCTTGGTTTGTGCGCTCAGGTCAGCGGTCAGCATGACACCGAAAAGCGCAAGAAGGAAAATCAGATTTTTCATTTGCAAATGAATTTTAATGGTTAGCGGTTTATACTTTATGCCAAATGAAGTAGCCGTTGACTACAAATTCATCAGTAGCGGCCAAGTATTGTGTTTTTGGTCCGGTGATACCAGGCCATCCCCGAACAATAGAGGTTATGACTGCATCACCAACAATAGTAGCTGTGGCATCAACACCTAACGCAGGCGCAAAAGTGCCTTCTATATAGGTTTTGATTGCCGCCTTGATAGCCGTCAAGGCCGTGGCCTGGGTGGCGTTGTCATAGGTGGATGCCGGTGTCAGGGCGTACTCAAACGGCTCCTGGGCCGTGGTGAACGCAGATTGGTCGGTGAGGGCGTCATTAGTTACCCCTGTTGGAAGTTGGGATGCAGGGAGTTGAAGTTTTGCGGTAGCTGTGATTGCCATGATCTTTTATGATTTTGAAGGTGATAAATCGGGTTTAGGCTCAATGCCAGGGTCTTTAGAGTAGGTCTTGACTATTTCGTTTATCCTTTCGGATAGACCGATTTTTTTGTCAATACTTTCCTGTACAAGTGCAATGGTCTCAAGCATTTTATTCTTCTTTGGTGGTGTTATGCTTTTTGTAGGCATGGATCAGTTCTTTTAGGTGGCCTGCCTCACGGACCACGGAATCAATGATTCTTTTTTCCCCGTCCGCTTGCTTGGAGAGCATCTGATCAATCAATGCCTCAAAAGAGGTAATGATTTGCATACTCTCTTTTGCATCCCTCTTTATGTGGTCATTCAGAACTGCCAGGGCTTTGTCTTTGTTTTTCAATTCAAGCCATAGCGTGACAACGCCAATGGCAAGGATGACTCCAACAATGCCGGCTACTGATGATAGTTGGGACCAAATATCAATCCCGATCTCTGTCTGCAATAGGTAATCCATCAGGGGTGGTGTTTTTCATTCGCTCTGAGAGAGCCTTTCCCCTTTGGCTCAGAATTGGAAACAAATATACGATTTTGCAATAATATTTAATGCAAAATCACTCTTTTACGATAATCTGCGCCCCGGTGGCCGCCAATTCCTCAAGATTATATCCTTTTTTGCCCCTCAAGTCGATTATGTAGGGCTTTCTTAATGCCCGTATCCTTTCCCACCCATAAAGGTCAAGGCTGTCCCTGACGCTCTGTGGGGGCTGACAGGGGAGAAAATATAAGTCTGCGTACCACCTTCCCTTATGGCAGTCCTTCAAAACCTCCCTACAAAGCCCTATCCCCTCTTCGCAAGTTATGTCTGATCCGAAAAAGGAGAACTGGTCATATGACGGATACTGCTGCATCATGTCCTTGTAATACGCTGCATTTGATCCAGGCAGGATCAGTGCTTGTGTGGCTGTACCCATATACCACTTGGCTCCATCTACCTTGGCGAATATCTTGAGCTGGTACTGTGTATGATTGTTGGTCCCCTTGAGCAGTACACTGCCTCCGATAGGTGCTGTATCGACCTGTGCGGAGAGAGAGGATATATGCGCTACGATCTCGGCGAGGGAATATGATTGGATGCCTCCGCCCTCCCATAGTACACTATCTTGTGGGGTGTCGAATTTCATGTAGAGGGTCACGAATGCCGGTGTGGTGATCTCAATAAATTCAGTACAGGTGTCTGGCGGTATCACTATCGAATCTGTCGGGATCGTATCCTGTTGAATCGGATTGGAATGCCACGGCACGAAATCATCGGGTGCAACGGCAGGGATCAGGTCGCAGCCGATCAGTCCGATCAGGGTGATAATTGTAAGAATATTTTTCATGTTCATAGGTTTTAGTATGGATAAATTGCCCCGGAAGTCATACGAACAACATTCATAGTCCGGGCAGTCGTCCCAGCCGATTTGAGCATAATACAGCGCCCTGTACAAGCCACGGCATTTACGTTTATTGCCACCTTTCCGGCGTAAGCCCCATTGATATACGCCCTTGCCTCCGCATTAGCTTTATCGGCCTCTATGCGTATTTTGTAAACCGTATTCGCCGCAACGGTTACACCAAGATCAGCCGTAGCCTCAGTTCCGGTATTGCTTTGAGTAAACAATTCCCACTTTCCTGAATTTATGCCATTTGAGTAACGCACGCCAATAGTATTGTTTGGTTCAAGCGTTGTTGACGTTCCAGAAGATGAAATCTGCACTTCCCCGGTGTAGGTTTCTGTTCCATCAGATAATGTTGGAAAGAAAAGCTGTGCATCCATGAAAATGTGAGCATCCCCAAAAGTGGTGTAGGTGTTAGCGGTCTTAACAAAAGATAAAATATATCCTGCTGTTCCAGACGATGCTGTGCTTAATTGAATATATCCGGGGCGTGGAGAACTTGGCGCTGTATTCCCAGCACTTCCAGTTCCTATTGCTGTAAACGTTAGGTCCGCATTATCTCCGGTTGCTGTTGACCTTGCAGATGCGTCATAATATAGTTGTAGCCGCTGTTCATCCATTGTATAATTTACGCACCTCCACCTTGAGCTGGTTGCATCGTAATAAAACTCTCGTGTTTGTCCCGGAAACAAATAAATGTCGCCTGATTGCCCTGTGAATCTATTTGCAGCGGTGCCGTCCGGGTGATCCATTGGAAAGTACAGCATATACGAACCTATGTTTGTGATCACTTTCGTATGCTCCCCACCTGTTGAATCCACCATTGATGTAATCGCTCTCATACCATTGTCAGACGATATTCGGATATATTTTGCCTTGCCAAAGGCGGTTGGATTATAATTATCCTGGTCGCTTGTGAGTTGCGAAGGGCTTATTGTGTATGGAGTTGGAGTTCCTATTGTCTCAATCTTGTCATAGACATCGTTTTTGGTAGGAGGTTCGTTTGATCCGTTCCACCCCGAACCATACGCTTCTGCCGGAACAACAGGGTCTGCATTGAACGTCTTTACTCCGTAAATGGTTTCTGCGCTGGAGCGATCAATGTAATTTGAAAGCATAGCAGCCGTGTCAGACACATTTAATTTGCTGGTCAGGTCGTATTGGGTAGCTACTTGGGTAGTATCCACCAACAACGTGCCGCCTGTAAGGTCAAGGCCCCAGCCAGTGCCAACTGTTGACACCCACCCAGAACCATCACGACCCATTAATCCAGTAGCGGTATTCTGGTCGTTCTGTATCCGCAGCCTGTTGATTTCGGTATAATCAAAAGCATTCAGATATAATTCTGTACCGCCGCCCATTCCGAAGGGTGAAATCTGAAAGTTGTTGCTGTTCGCATCTGCCAGCATCTCAATTCCATCCACAGAACCTGATCCCAACAACCTTATGTAACTGGAATAGTCAGTATCCGCTCCTATCCGGCAAAACGCACCATTGTCCGTTGGGTTCAGGTAATAGAATTTAGATAGTGTATTGTACCCGTACCAGTCTTCCGGATGATTCAAAGTCGTGACATATGATAAAATTCGGTTGTCGTTGTCGTCATAGTCAACCAGTCTATAATGGAACTCAACCAACGTATCGCCTCCCGTTATGAAGTTGTTTTCAAAACTTAACCCCATAGCGTGTTGGTCAGTCTTTATCCGTGTAGCTCCTGCCCCCAAATTCCAACCTATCGTAAAAACATCATTGTTGCGATCCCCCGTTGTAGTCGCAGATTCCAAATTGAAATAAAAATCAGGGTTATCTTCAGTCTGTTGCAATGGGCGAAACCTCATAAGATGCCTATCCGTTATACCGTCCGCATGATCGAACTGCAACACGCCGTCTTTTAACATTTCGATCTTGGTCGCATAACCCCCATCGGTTCCCAGGAAAGCAGCATAATCATCTACTCGAAGCGAATCATTCAATGTTTTTTCTCCATTGATGGTTTCGTCTCCGGTCTTATGCACTACATTGGCATCCAAAGCGCCGTCCGTTATCCCAAACCCAGCAAGCGTTGAAGGAGCAAAATGTTGATCAGATAGGGCGTCCGTGGCAATATCGTCCCCCGTTATTGTGTTGTCCAGTATGTCAATAGATTGAACTCCACCTGTTGCAATTTCAGAACTCCCCACGGCATTAGTGGCAATTTCACTGCTTCCAACCGCATCCGGAGCAATCTTTGAAGCATCAATAGCATCATTGGCAATCTTCCCGTTGGTAACAGCTAAATTGTCAATGGTCCAGACCCCGCCACTCACAGAAATATCCCCTTTATCACCATCCGTCACCCCGGCGCCTCCCGCAAAGTAAGTGGTGTCGCCATGAATAGAAACAATCACCAGCGAATCCCCTGCATTGATATAAACGGTGTCAGGAGAAAATGCAATTAGTTTCTCAAGTACGGTCTCATACGAAACAAAGTGCATCCTGCCTGTAAGGTTTGCGCTTCCATCAGGATACATTATGCCCATATTTGCTGTGTCTGCATCTTGGCCAGGATCAATACGAATCATCCAGCCATAGGTCTGCCCGAAAGAACTCACGGTAAATGTGAGCAACAAGATTGTTAGTATATTTTTCATTGATCTTAGTTTATTGATCTACATTTTTCCCTCCAACGTTGAGTTCCACCAATCTCAGAAAGAACCAAAGTAACCGAGTCGTCTGCTGACCCGGTGAAGTTTGCGTTTCCTGCCAATTCCATCCCTATATCGGTTCCAGAGTTCGCTGTTCCGTCTGTAAGTGATGCGGTGGATGTAAAAAAAAGCGTTACCTCACTTCCATTCTGCCATCCTACATTTGAAATCAAAGTGATTGCATTCGTTCCGGTGATCTCAAATACGTTTCCATCGCTGCCAAGCGTAATCGCTCCGGCAACGGAAGCCACATCAGCACCTTGTTGCATTTCTGCTCTACCATTAAACCTTACTCTCTTATCGCCTTCCCAATACATGATGTCATTTGATGTCGTAGAAGAAACACCAGAAATAGTAGTTCGTGAAGTCCTTGTCCCACTTGCAGCCGTTGTCCATGATGGCAAAATCTTTGCAGCCTCATACGAAGTTCCATTGTCAGCCTCAATGTGAAATTGAATGCCTCCAGCAATACCATCCGCTGCTGTCCCGGTAGTAAGCCTCTCAATTCGTACAACATTCAATTCTGAGTTTGTATTTGAGGATGAATTGGAGAAATGCCCTGACCCAAGGCTATTCCCAGCAGCAACGCCCTGGACAGCATATCCTGCGGCAGACTGCCCATATATTCCCGGAGCCGCCCCTGATGTGCAAATTCCGGCTGTGCCTGCTCCATTAGTGGATGATACCGTACCATATACCCCGTAATTTGAAGATGCTCCGGTGCTTGCAACGCCGGCAATTCCGTAGTTAACAGACGTTGTTCCTCCATGTGTATTTGAGAAATATCCCGCCCATGTGGATTGCCCTGCCGTTGCATTCGTGCCTTTAAGATCGACCTCAAGTAATTTTTGGGTACTTGATGCCGCCGCCGTGGTGTTTGCTCTTATACGCAAAGCAGAACCCGCAGCAAGGACGTTGTTGACCATAACAATCGAGTCTCCAACTCCGTAGAACTGCATCATAGGTCTCCCGGCAGCACCTCCCAAATCTTCGCCTTCTGCAATAGTGAATGGGTTGAGAGTTGCCGATCTTGCTGTACCTATGGAGTAATCCGTGTTTGCAGGCCCGTTGAATTGCTGATAAAGGTCTCCATCGGTTCCGCTTGATGAAATCGCAAAAGTAGGAGACGCATCACTTGGAACAACACCGCCATGAATACTCATAATAGGCCACAATCCAGGCTGAGACCAATAGGTGTTTCCGTACAAGGCGTTGTTTATCCTCGAAAACGTAAGCGAATAATTGCCTTGCTGCAATGTCCTGTGGCCCGTAAGACCTCCGCTAATTGTATATATATTCCCTCCCGATGAGTTCCATGAAATACAGGTGGTGTCGGGTAGTTGAATATAGCAAAGCGAAGTATCTGTGAAGTAAATACTATCCAGACTGATGCAGGTTTCTATACCCATGTCGATGATACAGACAGAATCAGGAGTAAATTCGGTTGAATCTGCACCTGATTCAGTTAGCATCCATTCTGCTTTGTAGGTTAATGGATTCCATACCAATGTTGCGTTCTGGAAAGAATCAATAGGCCAGCCAATGTATTTGGGCTTCAAAAGACCTGTTCCGGGTTGAGAAACTGCCAGCAATGGCAGCGTAAGCAATAATGCAATAATTACGTTTTTCATTATGAAGGCGGTGTATAGGTTTCTAAAACTGCGGGTTGCAGGTATTTGATAATTACGATATCTCCTTCTTCAAGGACTTCACCAAACTCCATTCTGAGACGGTTTGATGCGTTCAGCTTCCATTGTAAAGCACTCACAGGAGTGCCGGCATAAAAGCATGGAGCGCTGTTTTTATAGACATCAAAATATTCGCCATAAACTATGTTCTGAATACATTCTACCGGTGGCGGCCTCCAGCCCGTAGGCATATCGACATAACTCAGGCCGGTTCCAGGCACAGGAATTGTGACCCATCTACGCATCCCTATTGTGGGAAAAACCTCCACAATAGAACCAACAGACATAGACCACACAAGGGTTCTGCTTGCAAAAGTGATAGAAGTATCGGAAGGCGAAAGGTTTGCTGTGAGTTGAACGAAATCGTATTTTCCAGTTCTTCTGTCCACGAGTTTAACCCATGTTCCTGCGTATGCCGTATAGCCTCCGTTGGACTGCGAAATCCCAACCGTTGTGTACGGAGTTCCACCAACAAGAGCCGATGTAGTTTTGGCAAGAAAGTAATTATGTCCTGACGGCATTGTCAGATTGGTAACACTCCACGACGTTCCATCCCATTTTATGACACCAAGAGGTGCGGTTACCACAACGCCTCCAAAGTTGGTGTAAGTGCCTGGAAGCGCAATGTATGCCCTTGGGTTCTGTGGTGTTCCAGGATTATCCGTAGTGGCAGGATTCACATACACTTGAGCAGCACCAACGGCATCAACAAGGTCGTGCATTACTCCATTATGGACTTCCCCGGTGATCGCTTGGATGCCGTTTGTGTTTATGAGATCATCAATAATCCCAAGTATGGTTGAATAGAGTGCCATCGTTAAGCGATTAAGTGGTCATCATTATAGTCGGTCTGATTATAGTCCCCGGTGTCATCAGAGGCTTCAACAAAACCTGATTCTGTAACAACGGTATCTGTGACAAATTCAATAACTGCCGGGCAAAGGTGTCCAGGCTTTTCAAAGTCATCAAAGATAACCCTGCAAGAGTCCGTAACATACGTCACGCCATTAAACTCTATGGTGACGTTGGTGTGCATCCAAACAAGCCTCAAGGCATCACACATGAACTCCGGAAGCAAAAGGCCAACGATCCTGAATACTTTTTTGGATGTCATTTGTATCGGGAACCTGTACCCCCGTCTTTCTACCACAACTTCTTCTTCTTCGTACTTTGGCCGGTTCACCTCAGATTGCAAATACACAAAGTTTTTGAACGGATCCCGGTAAGAAATATGGTACCCGTTTGCGGGGAACGGCCTGGTATGCCAGTATGTGAGTTTGACAAGATCATCCACATACCCCATTGAGCAATATCTTTCAGAATACCAAGTAGTAGTGCCGTCTGACATTACAGCATCGTATTGACCATCTGGAAGGGTAACGTCGGTAATGTCCGTAATCCCTGGGTAAACAATCAAATCATATGGATCAACACCTGTCGGTGCATAAGCCTGGATATTAAGCCCAGCCGCGATGATATTGGCCGTTATGTCATACTGAACTCCAGTGTCGATATGTGTCACAACAAACGAAGTAACCAAATTCAGTTCTCCAAGATTAGTGTACCTTGGTACTTGAAACGGCGGCAGCCTTTGTGATTTCGCAATCAGCGGCCAAACCTGACCCTGAGCATAGGACTTTCGATGCTGTTGATAGATTTGGCTATCAAAGAATGGTAATATGCTCGTATTATTGTTGGTCATGTCTTACAAAATTAGCACGTTGGACACGGATTATCAAAATCGAGATCGGCCAGTAGTTTTGGTGTGCATTCTCTGGAGTCCAGGTTAACCTCCATTTCGTCCACCTCGCAGTTCCCAAGCCCGGATGTAACAAGGCGCATAGGATCAGGATTTACCCCTGCCGGGAATCGTATTGTTTGCTCACGGCCTCTTTTTGTGGTTGTTGCTGTAACGTCTATGCCATTAATGTTTACGCTTTGGCATGGAAGATTGTGCCTCCAGAAGTTGTCATGGAGATACACAAAAGACCACCATCCGTTTTGAACCAAAACATCAATAGTTGGTATGACTCCAAAATTCTCATAAGGAACCGTCCATTCTCCGCTAACAAGTTCTGCCGCAAGGACAAAGAATCCATCCTGTGAGAAAGCATCAGGGAACGCTATTGCAAGGCTTATGTCAGAACTGAATTTGTCTATTGAAATTTGCTTATTTGTACCCTTCTCTACAAACCCGGAGTTCATTTTTATTGGATACCCATTAAAGTATTCACTTTGCTTGTCCATCCAAGAAAATACATATTCTTCTGGTAGGGTATCTTTCCGATAGGTATAGTTGTTGGTAGCAAATGACCAATACTTCCCTGTACGAGGCTCAACAAGAGTTGTTAGATCAACACCTATGTATGGAGTGGTATAGCTTCGACCGTTTTTGAAGTAGCTGATATGCTCAATCCTGAAATTATAGGCATTGTCAATCCACCAAAACAAATTTGCTCCCCGCAGCAATCTATCTATATTCCCAAACGTGATCATTTCCCTGGTGTCTGCCTGGGAATAATTTGAGACAATGATATTTGACTTTGGAGTGATGAAGTGCGTAATTGCCTGCGGATCGCCGGTAACAGGATTGGTCGTTGAAAATAGGAATTGTGAATTGAAAGAAGATGCAACGAAAGAAATGTTTGTATCTATCTCCAAAAGAAGTTTCTGTATGACATCAGCAAGCGCATAGGCGTCTCTTAGCGTTAATGTTGTTGCTGCCTCAATCATTTCATCCTCGAAGCTAAAGTTTATTGCCTCCATGATTGAATATTCAGTCCACGACTCTAATAGGACCGGATATGCCTTTGCGCCGCCATAAGTCTCTAATGGCGCAAAATATTCATCTGCAAAGTGAATTGCATCTTCATTGAACTTGCCAAATTTTGTTGGGTTGATATCATGCAAGTCGTATGGGACTACTGAAATCATCAATGGATCGAGTGATGACTGATCAACGTATTTCAGATAATCAAATTCAATATCACCTATATCTGGCTGCGGAATGTCAATAGTTGGAACCGTTCCTCCAAGACCTACAAAATCAGAATCGGTAAGGATTCGTTGATGCGACCAAATTGGAAATGGCGAACAATACTTTGTAGCATCAACGGTGCTTTGCAGCAAAAGATCATCTGGAACGGTAAATGGGTTTCTGTCAAGCATTGGGCTTGTGCCGTCTGTCCCACGATAAACTATTGTGCCGGAAGATATTTCTGATATGGTCCATCGTGTTGTCTCAACCCTGCTTATCCTATAAACGCCATCAAGTCTTTCATACTGCGTAGGCGCTGTTTGTTCGTAGATGCCACTTACATCAGGAGTCATGTCTGCTTCTCCAGGAATAAAGACCCTTGGTGTTGAGTGAATAAACCCAAAGTCCTCAAGCTGAACAGAAGTATATATATCTGGTAGTGTTGTTTCAAAAGAACTGCTGCCAATTCTGTTGTATAATTTATCGCAATATGGAAATGCAATCTGAATAAGAGGCTCTTTCTTGTAGTTGACCTTGTATGCCTCCGGTTGAAGCCCTCCGACAAGATCAAACTCCTTGTCAAAAGCCTTCATCAGTTTTTCATACTTGTCTATGGTCTGTACTACGACATCAACTCTTTCTCCGTCCAAATCCCAAAACGGGCAGTCTGTTTTGTAGAAAGTACCATTGATTTCTTCTGCTACCACTCCATCAACGATGTACTGAGCAAGAAATGTGAACTCATGGTCCAATGGTTTTGCCCATACCAAATTGAAGTCCTTTCGCACACCATTCAATAAAGTGAACGTGCCATTTAATTTCAGCCTTTTAAACACAAACTCAGGGTCAGACTCCCACCGCAGACTTGCGCTTGGCGCCCAAACCGGATAAACGTCTGTGCCGTCTATCTGAAATAAGTAGTTGTATTTACTTGCTGCCATTTCGTACAATCGTTGTTCGTCCTCTGTCGTTGATCACAAGGTTTCCACTACCATCAACGTATGACCTCTTTTCGGTAAGCGAAACCAACCGGCCAAGACGTTTCTCCATAACAGATGTATCTACCCTTGGGCCATAGTTGTTGGTGATACCCTGAATAGCCCTGCGGTCCTGGAACAAAATCTTGTCGAGTGTTCCCTTGTTTGCTGCGTTCACAAAAGCCTTGAGAGTAGGTTTGTACTTTCTCGTAGCCTTAGCGGTGAAAATGCCAACGGATTCATCCTTCTCTGCCCAATTATTTCCTCCTACATGGGTGTCATTTCCGGACTCATGGGTTCCACCTCCAATCTCCCGATAGCCCCCTTTGCGGAATGTCTTTTTATTGATCAGCGCAAGTGCTTTTATTTTTGAGGCCGCAAACGTAGCGAGGATGGCACCAACAGCGATAGGCCCAAGAATAGGCCCAAGTTTCAGCGCAGCGGTGATTGCGGTAATGATGTTTGACGACTGAGCAAGCGTATCCAATGCGAGTTCTTGCTTCTGTACCTTTTTGCGCTGTTTTAAGGCTTCCTCCTGGGTTTTCTTTGCCAATGCCAATTCAGCCTGCGCCCCGGCAACATTATTGGCCTGGTTAGCTGCTGCAAGCGCAATCTGACGATTTAGTGCTTCTTCTTTTGACCTCACAAGCCGGTCGGCATCTTCAATCTGCTGATCCACGAGTTCTTTTTGTAGATCAACAAATGAACTCAATTCGTCTCCGACAATTTTAATTGTACTCTTGAAGGCATCCAGCTTGTCGTTGTCGCCACCAAAATCAATTCCAAGCAGACTGAAAATATCGACTTCCTTTTTGCCTGCTTTAATTGGCTTGCCGAGTTCAATCTGCAAAGCATCCCGCAGTTCATTAAGTCGCTGGATTTCTTTTTCATTCAGGAGTCCGCCATATTGCTCATTCAGTTTTAGTTTAAAGTTGATCAGGTCTATCTCTTGCTGGATATCAAACTTCTCTCTTTTGTCGGCATTTTCTTCGTGAAGTTCAAACAACCTTTTCTCATGGGCTTGTTGCAAATCAAATTCGGTCTGCTTTTGTTCAGCGGTCTGTCCAAGATTGCCAGAAGCCCTCGCAGCAAAAGCCTTGGCAACAGATTCCGCAACCGTGTTCAATCCTTCTATCAGGTCTTTTGTGTCTTGCTCTTGTCGGTCTGCCTCGATGGATACATACTTCTCTCTGATGGCTTGGATCTGCTGCCATTTGTATTCCTCGATTTTTGCTAAAACCTCAGCATCTTTCTCGTAGAGTATGCGCTTTTCTGCCAGGTTCAACGCAAGAGCCTCAAGGTCTTTTGCCATTCCTTCACGGCGCAAAGAGTTCAGGAATTTAAGCCTTTCGAGTTCTACAAGGCGTGGGTCTTTTTTTGAAGGGTCTGTCGGATCGTCTGGATTTGGATTGGCAGTTGGATCAAGTGGATTCCCATTGAGCCTTGCTAAGTACAAACTACGCAGTTGTTCTTCAATTAGTTTTTTTGCATCCTCAAGCCCTGCAAGATTTATTCCCTTTCCAGTAGTAGTTATATTAGACCCAAATGTGGCATCAAAGTTTCGCAGAAGATCGCCAATAAGCCCAGGAATCTCTACTGATGACTTTCCTTTTAACTCAGTTATTTTAGAAATTATCTCATTATAGCTGTTCTCAAGCTGCTGTATTTGCGCCCTGAGTTGAAGCGATTTTATTTGCTTATCAATGGACGCAGTAAGTTCGTCTGTTGTAATCTTCCCGTCACGATTTATGTCATTAGCTTCAATCCCAAGCGCATTTAGCTGTTTGAGAATTTTAGCCTTTTCTTTTGCTGATGTATTCTCGTCTGCGTATGCAGAGGCTAATTGGTTTATCTGAACCTCAAGTAGTTTTGTGCTATCTGTGCCGGCTTGAACTGAATCATTGAGTGCATTATTCGCTATTCGTGCGCTATCAATTTTATCAATAAGCAAATCGGCTACCCCTGCTAATGCGACAATCCCGGCAAGAATTACTCCTGCTGGATTTGCTTTCATTGCGGCATTTAAGGCAGTCATGGCTTTTGTAAGATTGCTCACCCCCTGGACTGCCGCACCTATTTTCCATGCAGCCCAAGCCGCACCAACATATAAAAGAGCCTTTCCAAGCGCTAAAAACGCATCCACATTCTCTCTCACAAACTTCACCCCGGAAGCAAGGCTATCAAAGAAATCCTTAAAGAAACCGGCAACATCAAGTTCACGGATCAGCAATGTGATCTCATTATTGAACCTTCCTTGTGCAGCGGCAAGATTGTCAACCCGTTTTAGGTTTTCAATACCGTAGGTTTTCTCAAGTTCCTTTGCGAATTTCGGCAAGAAGTCAGTCGAAGCAATCTCGCCTTTCTTCAACATATCCGTCAACTCAGCCGTGGTGACTTTCATTGCCTTGGCTGCAATTCCAAACGCACCTGGCAAGTGTTCACCCAACTGCCTCCTGAGTTCCTCCGTTGACAACCTGCCTTTGGACATGATCTGCTCAAGAGCAAGGAACACATAGCTTGTACGCTCTGCGCCAAGCCCTAAAACAGATGATGCTTTGGTTACGGATTCAAAGATGTTCCTGGTGTCCTGTGCGCTTACTCCGGCTTGTTTTGCAGCAGTTCCGAATTTCAGGTACGCATTCGATGTGGTCAGAAGATCAGCACCATACCTTTCGGTAATATCGAGAAGGAATTGTTTTGCCTCGGTAACGCTTTGAATGCTGCCAAGCGTTTGTTTGAGAGCAATATCAAGCGTATTCAGAGTCTTGGTTTCGCTGAATAGTTTTCCAACGATCTGCTGTGCTGCTGAAAGAGAGAAATATGCGTATGTGAGATTGCGAATTGACCCTAACAATCCAGAAAAAGAGCTTCTGCCCTGTGTGGCCTGCCTATTTGCTGCCGCCTGAGCATTAGCAAGCCTTTGTGCGGCTGCGGCAGCTTGTGTTTGGGTTATTGACAGCCTGTTTGCCGATGACGCAGCTTGGTTCTGTGCAACAGTAAGCCTGTGAAGTTCTGCCTGTGTTCTTATTTGGGCTTGCCGAGTGCGCTCAAGCTGCTGTTTAAGCCTTTCTACTTGAAGTGCAAGCTGTGTTATATTTTGATTTCCTCCGGCGCTATTCCCCCTGATACTGTCAAGCGCAGCTTTTAGGGTTCTGGCCATTTTAGTCATATTCTTCATATCAAGCTGAAGCTGAGCCAATCTTGCATGGAGCAGTTTCAGTTGATCCTCCGGGCCGGGCTGGTACAGATCATGGGAGTATATGGGATTACTTTGTGCCATTGTATTGTTTATTTTGCCTTCTCAGTTCCTCAAGAACCTGGAACCACTCGAGTGTATTCATTCTTTTGGGATCGACAGAAATTTGCTGTGAAATAATTACGCAAGAGGTTTCAAATGCTTTGTTATGCTGAACCGTGAACCCGTCATGCCCCCAAAATACCTCTGGTTTTAAGAGGGTATAGAAATACGAATCGAGATCATCTTCCTGCTTTTTGTCAATCTCGTTTCCGAGAATCTTGTCCAACTCAATGATTGTTTTGATTTTCAGGTTGGCGTAATACTCACGACTTCTCGTGGTATCTACGAGATCAGGAAAGTAGATGGCTTTTTCTTCTTCGATTTTTTTTTTACATAATCCACAACGGACTTTACCAAGGAATAGGAAACCTTTATTTCTGAAAGCAAATTGATTACATTTTTCAATCCACTATCGCTGTGATCGGTCATTTCTTTGCCATCAACCTTGTGAACAAGTGTGGCAAATGCCATCGACATCGGAGAAACATTCTCTACTGCGAAAATCATGGACTGCCTCATGTTCATTAGTTTCTTGAGGGCATTGTCCTTGTCTCCACGGCTGATCATAATTCCGAGTTCATCAACATGGCGGTCAATGTCGGGGATGGTAGAGCCTATTTCCGATGACAACGCAATAAATTCGTTGAACCGGTGATGCCTTACAATCGGAAGCCCGTCTATTTCATCGTAGAACTCTACCGTGTGTCCGTTTACGCTCTCAGTTCTCATTGTATTTTACTATCGAAGGTTGGTGTTTTCATTATGGATAGACGCGGATTTCAAATGGTGTGGCCCCTAATAGTCCGTTTGAAGAAATATTTAATTCTATCGCACTCGAACTGGCCCAAGAAACGGATACAACAACAGGGCCGCCATCGTTTATTATCACTAATGGCAAATAAGTCTTATTCTCCGTGAATGCGTTGGCTAATGTTGCTGTGTAATATCCAACGTCATTATAACTCCACACCACCGTACCGCCCAATGTATTCTCCAGCACGGTTGCCACGGGCGCATTCGTCCCGGATTGGGTTAGTAGTGCCGTGTAGACCAGATATGATGCCTGTCTCTCTGGAACCCAACTGGCAGTTCCTTTTTGAAGATCAACTCTTGACGGAGCAGAAAGCACAAACGTAGAATCTCCGGTCGTGCTTCTTAATGTAAACGGATTCCATCCTATTGCATTCCATTGGCCAAAGGCAACTTGGAACACAAGCATTAACGGCAAAAAGAGTGTCTTTTTCATATCATTTAAGGTAAAATGCTGTGACAAATATGGACTCCCAAAAATCAGGAGCAAAAACCTTGTAAACTCCGCTATCAACTACCAACTCAGGCACCCATCCATCAATGGCGCCGGAAACAGCGTTTGTCGCCCGGCCTTCACGTTTTACAACAAAGTTTGAAGGAGTAAGCCCGGTAAGCGTTTTCAATGTGTTGTCCCCACTTCCAAGATTCCACGTTTTCCAATATATTTTCTGATCAAACCATGTTTCAAGAGGCCAAAGCTGCTCCGATAACGAATAATTTACCGGCAACCTGGAAAACGTAAATTGAGGAACCGTTATCGAAACGCCTTCTGAATTGCAACCCAAGAAAGACTGAATCCTACCGGAGAATGCTACGCCCCCAAATGGCTTCATCAAAAACTGACCCTGTAATTGCTTGTGGTCATAGGCAGAAATATACCCTTGGTTGGTAAAGTTCTGGAAGATTGAATTTGCATCCTCATACACCTTGTAGGTCTCAAGCTGCCTGGTGTATGGCGCCGCAGCCAAGACTTGAAGGATTGCAAGCTTCACTTCCTCAATGCTTGCGGCCTTATATGCCGGCGTTCCGAAAATATCAGGCCACTTGAACCAAAACGAAATCTTGAAGTCAAACGATGACGAAAAGTTGCGATTTATGTTGTCGTACTCCACGGGGTCGCTCACCTCCCAATAGCAATAGTTTCCGTGTTCTTCGTCTGGTAAAACACTCACATAGTCATTTGTGCCATCGTTTTTGTACGCCCCAGGGAACGTGCTATCAACGCCTTCTGCATCCTTCCTCCTCATGCGCTGAATCTTCCCGAAGGCGTTATCAAGCCACGGTAGGTTAGCTAGAAGTGTAGTGTTTACAGCGGTGATCGCATCGTCAATGAGCGCCATTTCCTATATTTTAAAGCCGGTAAGTCTGGCCCGTAATTTCATAATCATATCCGGTCGCACATAAAGGTCCAAGAGAAATTGAAGATTATCAGGGGTGAGACCTAATATTTCATTCCCGTACACTTCTGTCAGAAAAGTAGGCTCTCCCCCGGTATCGCTTTCTTTTCTATCGTCAGCGGTGATCTCAAATGAGTTCTTTTTAAATCTGACATCAAGGGATTTGTGAAACGCTTGTGTGTCTCGAAGTGTAATGTGATCGTACCTCTGTCCTTTGAACTTTTTTGCCTCTCTTGTGGAGTCAGCATATTGACCAATTTTGTCACCACGGGAATCAATCCCTTTTTCGTACATCTGGTCATCCCTGTTCAGCCTGATTATTTTTAGCCGATTTCGCCTCATAGATGACAAAGCCTCGGTCTCAGGACTAAACTCTGACAATCTCACCGCCAGGTCTCCAAACAGCGTGTTCATGCTGATTTGGCCCTTATCCCGGACCGTTTACATGGCAGGCAATGTTCGCTGAACTTCCGATCATCGAAACTCACAGCCTTCAATGCCATATCATAGTCTTTTTTCATGCCTCCATTCCGGCCAACAGCGTCTCCCTCGATCTCGTAAATCACCCTTGATGTGTCAATATTTGCTTTGTGGCGGTTTATCCTTGCATTGGGGTTCATAGCCATCCACCGGAGGGCTTCAATCGCCACGGCCTTTGCAAATGGAACTGCAAACAATGATACCTGGTCCACGATCAGGTCTGTATAATCGCAATTTGCGGATATGACCATGTTCAGGCCATAGTTGTTGTCATTTCTTTGGATATCGGTAGTATCCTCCCATCCGGCCTCTCCAGGCCCGTCATGCTCAAAAGCAGAAACCTCGGCATAAGGAAGCGTCCCTGGGAATCGGTTAAACGACCAATCCCGGTATGCGTTGGCAATGCCATTTACGGGCTGTGCGGATCCGATTTCTGTGCGATTGAATCCTACATAATACCGATTTCCACGCTCAAGTGGCCAATTTACGGACAACCACACGGGTCCATCTTCACCTGTGGCAGGGAATGTCACCGTATCCTCTGGAACGGATGCGCCGTTCTTATACAAGCCTACAATACATTCTTCCGAATTATTGAGATCAAGACATAGGCGATCAATGGTCACCACGACATCCTGCGCCGGCGTGGGCACTACTCTCCATCCAATCCAGTCCTTTGAATCAAATTCGTCTTTCTTGTAGCCAGGGATGTTCAAAACAAGCCCTTTTTTGAGCAGGCTACGGCTGCTTCTCATAGATGTTTTGAGTCCATACCAATCATTGATGACCTTGGCAGCTCCTGCCATTGTGATCTGCCGTAATTGTTCGTTAAATGGGGTGGTCTCTCGCCAGTATGTCGTATCAGTTACCAAGTGGTTTATGTTGCCGTTGGTTTTGGAAACATAATACTTGGATGAATTTGTCACCATATCCCCTATTGCATAGGTAGAAAGGGCGCTCCATGCGGGGTAGGTGTAATCTGAGAACACATCAAAGGTCTGATTGAGGTTCTCGTTGGTGAGTAATGCGTGTTGGTCCTGAAACATAATCCCCGTGGATGACAATAGCATATCACCCATAGGGTTGAGGGTTTCAGCCGGGTTTGGATGTTTTCTCCATCCCACAAGACCGGCAAACGCCTCCTGAATAGTCAGGATATTATACATTGGATGAAAATTAAGGAGCCGGAGTTTCCTCCGGCCCCGTTAATGTTTAGGAGGTTGCGATTTGGGCCGCAATGATTGGGCTTGGAATCGTGGTCGGATCAGAGTTGTACGCTGTCACATAACAAACGTCAACAGAGAAACCGAAGTAACGCTTCCATGCACGGGTATTATCTGCCGTAGCAGCGCCGTGGTCGGCTGAGAAGTCACCCACACCTTCATAGTAGTAGGTGGAAACCGGGATGTCAAGGCCGATCAGGGTGTCAAGACCCCATTCGTGGCCGGTACGAGACCTGGTTCCGAGCAGGGCTTCACGTTCAAACCGGTACAGCAATCCGCAGGAACCCTCGGTGATGGCGTAGAAAGACGCTCCCATGCTGGCACCATTCGTAATACGGTTGGTGTAGTGCAATGGCATCCCCTGGAGTTGCAGGCTCTTGTTTACGGCGTTGAACTCAGCGTTCTGATTCGTGCGGTTAACCAAAGACTTGAACCCTGGGTTTCCAATGTAATGCACCCTTCCGGTAACGTCATTGGAATCCATAATCGGTTCGATGTCGGCAAACAGGCGCATTTCATCGGCCAGGTCAGCGGTCAGGATGTTCCCCGGAGTGGTGTAGATCAGCGCATCACCAAACACCTGAGTCTTGGCGGCAGAGGCAGCGGCAACGCAGGCGGTGTCGATGGTCTTTGCGACCTTGATCAGATACTTGAGGTAATTCTTGTTCCAATCCTCCTGGAGGGTGATTTCGTTGTTCATGTGGGCAGAAGGGGTCTCCGTCCATCCCCATGAATATGTCACGAATGTAAAGGTGTACATTTCGGACGTATTGAAGTCATCAGAAATGGTCACCGAGCGTGAACTGGCAATAGAAACACCGGAGTCGTAATTGATCACCGGAGTCGTGAGGTTCGATCCGATGGACATTTTTGCCTTTTGAACCAAAGCAGGCGCCAACGTATTGTTGGAGTCCATCATAAAGAAGTCGAGCATACCAACCTGGGTAACACGATCTTCCCATTTGTAGAAATTCGGGGATTTCTCCCGAATGTCTTGGGTCCTTGTCAGAATAAGTGACATGAGAAAAGAAGTTTAGAGTTAACGATAAAATGTCTCCGACACTTCCCCTCGTGTCATTCTCCGGTTTTTTAAGTTACCGGCAAACTTGATACGTCAAATTCTTTCCGGAGTTCGGTCAGCTTGGCTGCAAACTCAGGCTTGGTTCTCTCTAAGCCCTGAGCGATCAGATAATCAGCGGCCTGGCGGTCAAACTCCACTCTGGTTTTTGCCGTTGGCACAAATCCACTTGGGTCTGTGCCTCCGGAAGCCCCATTGGTACCTGTCCCTGATACCTTCCTGCCTGTGTCGATGATAGGCTGCAATTTCGGGAGGATAAGGTCTGCTGCCGTGGCGTATTCATTGCCATTTTTGGCATTCCTTACAATATTCCCGTCCTTGTCACGCCATACCCTTTTGCCATCAACAATGTCAGGAGTGTACTGGCTTTTGAACTTTGCTTTTTCAGCCTCAAGGAGAGTGTCTTTGATCGCCGTGGTAGTGTCGTCTTTTTTGAAATTGACACCAAGCAGGGCGCTGGTGAATGCAGACTCAAACCTTTCTTCCTGAATGGCCTTTTCGTGGATTGCGATGGCATCATCCTTTTCCCTGAGCTGGGCTGCATGATTTTCCTTGAGGGAAGCGATCTCGCTCTTGAGATCGGTAATCTTTTGTGCGCTTACGGCATCTTGTTTCCCTTCTTTGAGCGAAGCAAGTTCGGTCTCCAGCGCAGAGACCTTGGTTTTGTACGATGCAGATGACTCCGCATCCGATTTCAGGGCCGCAAATGCTCTTTTTGCGTAATCGGTAGCCTTTTCCCTGGCTTCCTTTTGTACCCCGGAGGATTCGAGGATGGTCTGGTCCAATGAATTGTACCATTCCTTTGTTTTATCGTGGATAACTTGATCCTCGACATTTTGTGACAACCTTTCAATGAGCGCAATCTGTGATTCCGTAAACGGAGTGTCAATCTGTTGCTGGCTGATCAATTCCCTTGTGATCGGCATATAAAGAGTTTATTGTTGACTGGCAATGATTTTTTCGATTCGGGCCAAAGCCTCTGTGATCGGTATTTTAACTTCCCTGCGGTTCTCTACAACCGAAACCGGGATGTTTTCCAGGAGTTCAGGTTTTGGGGTATGGAGGATTTTGTTGATTCGGTTTCCAACGGTGGAATATACCGGCTCTCCACGGTCATTCATGCTGATTTGGAGCGCAAAATCCCTTGGGTGAAACTTCTGGATGTATGGCTTGTACTTTGGCTTCCCGGTTTTTGGATCGAATGGATCGCCGGCAGGCTGCATTTCAACGTGAAAAAGCCCTTCCTCGTTCTTACTTGGCGTATAGCCTTTTGGGGCTTTAGGCTGCTCCTGCGGCTGCACTTGAGGCTCCTGCGGGTCCTGGTTGGATTGCTGGGCGGTAACTTTCTTCGGTTGTTGGTCTTGTGACATAAGAACGGATGATTCGTGAAATTCGTGAGATTCGATCTGCGAAAGGCAATGCAGTCCCAAATTTGGTTAACGGCGCATTCTCCCTTTCAAACTTCTTTACAAATGTAGAGAGGTTTAGTTTCATTAACAAATCGTGGTATCCGATCAGATTTTTCTCATGCAGGATCACGGCCTCGTCCGATGTGATGTGCCTGAGAGGGTCTATATGGGTGATGATGATCTCTTTCTGGAGTTGGTCCGGTGAGTTCCGGTACCTGGCATGAAGGTATTGGTTCTGCAAGGCATCAAGGGTGGATGCGTCAGCCTTGGCAGTCCTGGCAGTATGGTAAAGGTCGAGTAGGTATTGGCTCTCATAGAGGTAAAAATCCGTCCCAAGGTCAATGAAACACGATATAAAGTCATCCCCATACCGGCCTTTTGCCAAGGTGTAGGCTTCCCACTCCATGATGGCCTCAAAATTCCTTTTGATCCGGCGCAAAACAGATGTACGTTCCTCGTAGTAAGACATGATCTGAGGAACATTCTTGGCCTGATCATTTCCGGGTTCGTGTGCGTAACCCACAACGTTCTCCTTGATTTCTTTCAGAAGCCGTTGATACTCAGATACATTGTATTCGAGGGAGTCCTTATCAATCGTGGTGATTGAGATAGGATTACGCATATCTGCGTTGTCATTATCCGGGCCTGGCTTTGGAACCTCGTAATATGTGCCTGGTCCCCGCAGCCTTTTTTGGGAGCATACCGGGCAAGTCGCTATTTTGTCGCCCTGCAAAAGATAATGACCGGACATATCTTTCAGGAACCCACGGTCGCACCTGGCGTAGCCCCTTTCTCCTTCGTACTCAAAGTCGCAATCCCTTTCAAACGCCGAATAAATAGGATAGCCGGCATAGGTATCCAGGTGTTGCTTGGCAAGCATGAAGTACAGCAGCCAATCCAGGTCGCCAAGGCTTGTGGTGATAGGGGACAGCTTGATGTCCTTCTGGCGGTCGCTTATGGAATCGGTCCAGAAGAATTTGGCTGGGCAATACCCGAAATCGTGGGGTATGGTTTCCTTGATATAGGCTTTGTCGGGATCGTTTTCGTAATACAAAACCCGGTAGGATTCTTCATCAATGACCACGGCGGTTTTTTCGTCCCTGCGGAAGATCAGCATTTCCAGTTCTTCCTCGCCCTCGTCATAGTCGATGGCATTACAGATATCCATAAGCCAAGAATAAGGCTCAGGGCGCTCCCCTTCTTGTTCTTGGGGGTAGTCAACGATCAAAATAGAGTTGATTGACAATTTCATAGCCATAACACCTTCGGACCTCCATCTGTTTGAAAACTGGATGTCCGTCAGGTAGTTCATGTAATCCTCCAGGAACTCCGTGGAAGTAAAATCGAACTGATATACAGGGTTTTGCCCATCAAAGACCTTCGCCAAGTCTTCATAGATTTTATCTACGATCTTGACGGTCTTGACCGGCCAGCGCATCATGTACATGAATGTGCTGAACTTGTCCTCCGGCATTTCCGTGGCTGATTTTACCCAATCCAGGAACTCCGTAAGAGCATAATCGCCTGTGCCATAATACTTTCCAAGAGTGGTTTCGGAATGGAACCTGAGCCTCTTTTGGTGTTTTATGGCCTGGTCAATCGCCGCCTTTTTCTTCGGAGACCGTAGGCGCTCCTTTATCTGTTCCAGAGAGAGTATCATCGGCTGATTTTGTGACGGAGGTTCCCCTGCCATTTTTCTTGAACTCCCAGCCGCCATTGAACGGCAGAGACATAAGGCGCTTGGCGTGATCCGGGTCAAAGGGGACTTCCCCTTTGACCGGATGCACCAAAATGGTTTTCTTTTCCATTATCAGCTATTTGCGAATGCTGTCAGAGGGTCAAAATCAGTCGGGATGATTTCGTTCAGTTTGTTCGCCCAATTTGGGGGCAAGTTGAAGGAGATCATATAGTAATCAGGCTCCAGCCTGCCGCCGAGTTTGCGGTCGGAGATCGTGAAGTCCGTGATGTACACCGGGTAATAGGTGGTCGGAGTGGTCGCATCGTCAGAGTCGGCCCAAATCCGGCCATGTTCATTTACAATCCATACACCGATCTTTTCACCGACCAGGGCTTTCATGGATTCAGCGGTTTTGGCGTGTGCTGCCAGGAGCTTGCCGGTGAACTTGGAACTTTCGTATCCCATTGTGATCAGTTCGCCGTTCACGGTGTCGTTACCGCCTCCATAGGTGATGGCAGCGCCCAATTCGTTTTCGGGAGCAGAAATGAAAGGCGAAATCTGCATTTTGGTTCCATCCGAAGCCGTAAAGTTCGGAGTCCAGTTTGCCGCCAATGGAGCATCAGCAGCAGCGAGTTCATTCAGCGTGGTGCCAGATGAATACACTCTTTGGAAGATAAGTTTTTGGATTTGACCCACATTGGAGGGGCAATCATCGAGGATGATACCGCCGATTGCGGTGCCGGCGGGACAAGTAACGAGCAGACTCATTGCTTTTGATTTAAGAAGGTTAAGAGATCATCTTTAGCCTTCCCCTCGGCTATCAAGCACCAAATATACACCTTTTTGCAATAAAAAACCGCCCGAAGGCGGTTCACAAAACAATTAAAGCAGTATGGAAGCAGTAGTAACTTGGTTGCGATTGAATTAGAACTTACATATCTTTGTGTTATGATGAAGGTTCTGAAATCCAAATATAAGGCAATAAAAGTAAACGGCAAAAAAATAGATTTGCACCGGCACATAATGCAATCACACTTGGGGAGACAGCTTGGGTTTAACGAATGCGTGCATCATATAGATGGTAACAAACTAAATAACAACCTCGAAAATCTTGTCGTCATAGATAGGGGGTCGCACATGAAGCACCACATTGAGAATGGCGATATTCCTATGTCCAAGATCACAACTAATGGGCGAATTGTTCTATGCGAATCGCTTTCGTCAGTAACCGTAGATCAGGCAATTAGAATTAAGTATATGGGAGAACCCTCCAAAACATTAATGAATGAATTAGGGGTAAGCAAGTATTGTATTAACAGAATACGATCAGGAAAATCGTGGAGGCATATCTAATTTATTTGCCGCACCCCTTTTAAATTTGGATACCCAACCAATCTTCTCCATCCATACCGAAGTACATCTGGAAAGTGGTTGTCCGCATCCTTGGGGATGGAAGATTTTTTGTCATCCCACACATAGGAATTAAACTCTCTCTTGGCGTCATAGCTGTATGGGTCAATGATTATCTTCCAGTCATGTAGTTCCCTGATATCGGTAATCACGGAGCCTCCCCTGGTCGTGTTTTTCTTGCTGACCATCTTAACATTCAACCCAGCAGCCTTTAATTCTGCAAACAACCTCCCCTCAGATGTATCGCACATGATCAGGTCGTTCCTGCTGTCTATTCCATTGCGTACAGCAGCAATTACTTCCTTGGTGGATAATTCGGTGTCATAGACCTTTTGTTTTAGGTAAACCTCTCTCCTGCGGCGATCAATGGCAATCTTTCCCATAGCCAAAGGGTCAGGACTAAAACCAAAGTCGAGTGCATGAATATACGGCAGGTAGGTATTAAAAGTTCCTTCCTCCCAATGTTTAAATACTAACCCATCCGGTCGTTCAATCCATCCACCAAGAACCAAATGACGATATTTTTCAGGATCGGTTTCTTTTAGTTTCCGCATTTGCTCCACAAACTGCGCCGGCAAGTGTGGATTGTCAAGGTATGTAGTGTGTATATGAAGTATGTCTGGATGATCAGATACAGGTATCTGAAATCCATCAATCTCAACATATCTCAGGTGTTTTGCAAACCATCGCTTCCAAATCCAATGCTCTTTTGTTGTTGGATTGAGAATGAGTACAATTCTGTTTTGGACTTTGGTGCCTCGTACAGAAAAGTCGATGTCATCAAATTTTCTTTCGTCCAGCAATTCTTCGGCTTCATCAAGAAACCAATCCGTGAGCGCTGGGATAGACTTTAGTTTTGCTGTCTGGTCCCCTGATGAAGTTTTAATCCCCCGGAAAAGGAATTTTGAACCACTTGCCATGTTGGTGATTTCGTCTTTATAGACTTTGAAATCGTTTGAAACGCCAAGAAGATCAAGTTTCTCACGGAACTCAGGGATAATAGAGTCCTCGGCGGTGTTCATGGCTACACGGGTATGCAAAACCTTGTGTCCTGGCTCATAGGACATCAGCGCAGCGGCGGTATTGAACCCAAATGATTTTGAACTACCACGACCTCCGGTGAGGACGATATACCTTTTCTTCGTGGTGAAGATCGGCTTGAATATGGGATTGAGTTTTATCACTCAGCCTGATCGCTTTCTTTTTTGAAATCTTCGACCTCCGGGTCCGGCGCTTCTTCTTCCTCGTAGGTGGCATCCTCGACATCAGGCTCAGGGATGTCCGTCATCATTTTTGGGGGCTTATCTTCTGCCCATTCAAACGCTGCAATCGTTATCCTTTGGTTGATATCTACCTCAGAGTATTGCTTTGGCTTTCCAAATGCACGATCCATGATGGCGTTGTAGGCATTCACATTTCCTGCCTTTGCCTTGTTGATCATTTTGATATTGAGGATGTCAAGCTGGCTTAGGAGTTGTTTTTGCTTTGTGAACGGATTAGTCCTGAGTGTTGCAAGCGATAGCCAGAACTTAGCGTTTTCGGCCATATCCTTTCGGGTGGTCTTAGTGGCTGGCTTTGGTGGGCGGCCACGTTTTTTCTCTGGCAGATTATCGCTCATTAACTA